CCGACCTGCCGAGAGAATCTCCTCGCCGAGGTCGCCGACGTCGAGCGCCGTTTGCTCTCGGCCCGCTCGTACGAGTGCAGCCCCCCCGAGGCCGGCGGCGGCGCTTCCGTCTCCGAGCGGACCGCCTTTGGCGCGACTCGTTGGGAGCTCGTCAGCGGCGACGACCTCGACGAGCTCGAGGCCAAGCTCCTGGCCGCGCTCCAATCCGTCCGCGACGCGCGCGCAACGGGCGCCGCGACCGCGGTCGATTACGTCCCCTCCTGATCCGAGTCCCGACCGTGACCCTAGAAACCGCCGTCTACTCCCTCCCCGCCCACTGGGCGCCGGCTCTGTTCAACGACGACCGCACCGGCCTGGACGACGCCGAGGAGCGTCAGCTCGACGCGTTCGTGGAGGCGGAGGGACTCCTCGCTCCGCTCGACTGCTCGAGCGAATCCTTCTTCTGCGTCCACCACGACGCGCGGTCGAGCGGCGTCCTCGCCTGCGACTGCCTCGAGTACACGTTCCCCCTCCGCTCCGGATCGAGTCCGGACTCCGACCGATGACCGTCGCCTCTCGTCGTCCTCCCGTCCGCGCTCGCGCGGTCTACCAGGCCGTCGATCCCTCGATGACCTCGCAGTGGATCGCCGACGGCCGCGGCGACCTCCTCCACCCGACCGTCCTCTGGCGGCGCCTGCCGGACCTCTCCTGGCGGCGCCTGACCGGCGTCGTCGAGGCCTCCGTCGCTCGTCGGTGGTATCGGGCCTGGCACTCCGCCGACGGCCTTTTCCTCGCGATCACGCCCGTCGCGCGCCTCTCCCGTCCCGTCAACCTGCCCTGCTTCTAATGGACTTCGCGACTCACGAAGCCTCCGAGCTCTACTTCTACGCGACGTCGACCTCGGAGGTTTACCACCGACACCTCCTCCCCGCGTATCGACTCTTCGAGCGCAAATGGCGCGCGGGGGACTTCGACCGTTTGCGGGCGATGCAGTTCTTGACCGCGCAAGCGTTGCGCGAGGCCGGGAGGTCTTACGGCCGCGATCACCTCTCGGGTCCGGGCGAGTGGCAATCCGTTTTCCCGCCCGACGTCCGTCAGGAGGTCGCCTCGCATTTGGTCGACGAGCTCGTCAACGAGCTCGAGATCGGCAACTCGTATCAGTGAGGCCGATGGAGCGCACCTACTACGTCAACCTCGCGACTCCGCGCGGCCTGGAGACGATCGACGAGTACACCGGCGACGAGGCCGGAGCCGAGCACCTGATCGGCGAGTACCGGCTCGTCTACTGGCGATCCGACTCGAGGGTGTTCCTCTCTCGCCGCTGCTCGAGGGACTGGAGGGATCGCTGATGGCCCGGTTCCTGATCCTCCTCCTGCTCGCGCCGATCGGACTCCTCCTGGCTCCGCCTCTCGCGGTCGGCCTGGCGTTCTTGTTCCTCGGTCGCCTCGTGATCGAGATCGAGAACGAGCGACGTCGACGTCACCTCGAGCGTTGTTACTCCCGCGAGCAGGAGGCGCGCCGCTGATGCCTCGATGGGATCGCCGCGACATCTGCCGCGCCTATTGGACGTTCGCGTTCTCCTGGCACGGCGGCCAGGGGAGCGAGACCTACGCCTTCTTTGGACGCCTCGAGCGGATCGGATTCCGTCCGTCGCCGTCGTGGACCGGCCGACCGGATCAGCTCGACGAGAACGCGCGCGCGATCTACCAGCGGCTCGTCGAGCGGCTTTGCGGTCGGTGGTCGACCGTCTCCAACCCCAAACCCGATCGCCAACGATGAAGGACTCGATCGCCGACGAGCTGGCCGCGGCCCTCGAGATCGCGATGGACGCGCTCGGGGAGCATCACCGCTACGACGAGCTCGAGGACTACGCCTGGTTCCGTTACGGCAGCGAGGCCCTCCGCCGCCACCGGGAGGGGACGCGGTGAACTGGACCGAGATCCTCGCCCGCGCCGGAATCCCCGAGCCGCCGGGACGAGAGGAGGCGATCGCCGCCGCGAGGGAGGCGACGGCCGCCAGGTACGCCAAGGACGGCGGGCCGAAGCGCGCGCGCGGATCCGCGACGAGAACCGTCTCCAAGTGGTCCCGCGCGGCGAAACGCGAGGCCGAACGGAAAGAGAAGCTGAGGAAGGGTCGATGAGCGAGCGGATCCCCCAGGCCGGAGACAACGGCCCGGAGCTCCTGTTGGCGATGCTGGAGCTCAGGCGTCCGGATCCCGATCGCCAATCGGCGCCGACATCCGAAACTCCGGAGTCACCCAGCAGTAGAAGCCCTCGCCCTTGAGTTGGTCGAGCATCTCGTCGACGAGCGCGGTCGGGACAACGACGGTGTGCGCTCCGCCGTTCCACCACCAGACGCGACGCCAGAGGGTCTCCATCGTCAGAAGGGGGGCTGCTCGTTCAATCCCGTGTATAGGCCGTTCGTCCGGCGGGAGAGCTCGTAGAGGATCTCGATCCGCCGCTGCCGAGCGTCCATCGCGGCGACGTCCTCGGCGCCGGGACGGGTCGGTTCGATCGAGGACAAGGCTTTGAGCTCGCGGAGGAGCTCGGCGGGACCGGCGGACACGAGGCGGAGGGAGTCTGGGTTCGGCCTCAGTCTGACGGGGTTCTTGTCCTGATCGCGACTACGCTGCGTGCGCCGTTTCGCGATCCGAAAGTGAACCAACCTCGACGACTGACCGGGGACGAACTCATCCGGAAGGTGAAGGGGATGAGCTCGGCGAGCAAGACCGAGAAGGCGCGAGCCTGCGGGTATTACTCGGTGGCGGCGGACGGGAGCGAGCGGGTCTGCTTCACGGCCTTTTACGAGGCTGTGGCGGAGGCGACCGGCGTCGAGCTCGCGCCGGAGAGGAAGCCGCGACTGCCGTACGAGGCGTCGGTGCTGACGACGGGAGCGATCTTGATCGGAGCGCGATACGCCGAGCAGCTCGGGCTGACGCCTGGCGATCGAGTCCGGCTCGAGATTAAGGAGACTGGGATCTTAGTCCGACCCGTCTGATCCGAGGCTAGGGTTAAGAGGCCTGACACGAATCCTGCTGATAGGTTGTTCGCCGTGAACGCTCTCGAACGTCTGTCGAAAGGCAGAGCGGCTTTCGCTCGAGTCCTCAAGGCTCTGCTAATCCGCAATCGCCTCACTCACGCCACGCTCAAGGAGTTCCACGACTGGGCGGAGCCCGAGCAGCGAACCTGGCTCTCGACCTCGCAGATCAGCGGCCTGCGGACGTCCAAGCTCTCCGCTCCCGGCCCGCGCGCCTTCGACTCGGTCGGCCGGATCAATCTCCGCTTCGCTCAGCTCGCCGGTTACGACTGCCCGAGCGTCCGCGCGCTCGAGCCCCTGCCGCCCGGTCTCCCCCCGAACGTCAAGCACCTGGCGGACGAGGTCTGGTTCGCGCGGCGGCCCGACAACGACCTCCCGATGACGGCCGGGGACCTCTTCGAGGTCTGGATCGGACGGCTCGACCCGGAGCTCGCGGACTCGGGATACTCCGACCGTCAAGCGCGCGCGATCTGCGAGCGGATCGGACTCCTGGCCCAGTCTTGGCTCGCGGACCGCGACCTCCTGCCGACGCAAGGGAGACCCGAGATCGAGGCTCGTTACCCGGTCGAGAGCCGCGCGCGGCGCGATCGACTCTGGACCGCCTTGATGGGCGGCACGTCGCTGAAAGGCGATCAGCTCCTCGAGGAGGAGGAGGCGTTACGCGAGTTGGTCGGCCAACTCTCCGGTGCCGACGCGCCGCTCTCGGTCGACGAGTGGAGTCGATGGACCCAAACCGGCCTCATGGGCCGAGAGGACGTCCGACGCCGAGCTCGAGCCCGCGGCTGATCGCGCCTCGACCTCGACCCGGAGCGCCGCTCGCGGGCCGAGGAGGTCGCGTATCGCGGGCAACAGATGGACGTAAGCGTCGGCCTCGTCCGAGTCGTCGAATCTCAGTCGCATCAGATCGGAGTCCCGACAATAGTCCGGGAAAACTTAGCCGACCCATAGACGATCCGTCGATCCGGATTAAGATCGGCGCGCCTCTCGTCCGTCTCCAGACCTCGTGTCACAGCTCGCCACGGCCGCTCCGCGCGGTCGCCTCGCTCCGAACGACGCCCCGTCCGAAACGGTCCACGCTCTCCTCGCCCGCGCCGACGTCCGCGACCAGATCAAGCTCGCGCTCCCCCGTCACATGACGCCGGAGCGTCTCCTCCGCATCGCCCTCACCGAGGTCCGTCGTCAGCCGAAACTCGCTGAGTGCAGCCAGGCCTCGCTCCTGTCGGCCGTGTTCTCTTGCGCCCAGCTCGGCCTCGAGCCCGGCGGTTCCCTCGGCCACGCCTACCTCGTCCCCTACGGCCGGGAGGTCCAGTTCATCCTCGGATACCGGGGGATGATCGACCTGGCCCGACGTTCCGGGTTGATCGACTCGATCTCCGCTCACGCCGTCTTCGAGGGGGATCGGTTCGAGTGCGAATACGGACTGGCGGAGAACCTCGTCCACGTCCCCGATTGGGACAATCCGAATCGCACGGATCCGACCAAGCTCCGTTTCGTCTACTCCGTCGCGAAGCTCTCCGGCGGCGGCACCCAGTTCGAGGTGATGAGCCGCCAGGAAGTCGACGCCGTCAAGCGTCGGAGCAAAGGCGGGAACAACGGCCCGTGGTCGAGCGACTACGTCGCGATGGCCCTCAAGACGGTCGTCCGCCGTCTCTTCAAGTGGTTGCCGGTCTCGATCGAGCTCGCCCGCGCCGTCGGCCTCGACGAGGCCGCGGAGCTCGGACGTTCTCAGGAGTCAGAGCTGGAGCTGGCCGCCTCGCCGACCGTGAGGACCGAGGTGACGGTCATCGACTCCTCCCCCTCCCCCGATCCGATCGCGCCCCTGTCCGAGGAGCAACTCGGCAAGCTCGCGAACGCGGCGTCGCGCAGGCTCACGCAATCCGGGCAACAAGCCCTCCTCGATCGCTTCGAGATCGAGGACTTCTCCGGCCTCCCGGCCGAGCGTTTCGACGAGGTCATGCGGATGCTGGCCGACAAGTCGACCGTAGACGCGCTCAACGCCCAACCGGCCGCGCTCGAGCCGGAGGAGGACCCTGGCCTGCCGTGACCAAGCTCCTCCCCTGGTTCTTGAGCGCGTCGAAGCGCGAGTGGAGACTCCACCTCCCGCTCTCTCCGACGCAGAAAGGGCCCCGCGCCGCGGTCGTCTCCAAGCGAGTCGACGACGGTCGGTGGGTGGCTCGGATCGACCCGATCCTCGATCGGCCCGCCGCGATCTCGGATCCCTTCGACGCGGTCGAGGAGGCCGTCCGCTGGGCGGAGGAGCGGATCCGATGGGATTGACCGGCCGTCGCTACTCCCCCGAGGAGATCGACTACCTCGAGTCGCTCGTCGGGGAGGTCCCGCTCGGCGTCCTCGTTCGCCGTCACGCCGCTTGGGCCAAGGCTCGCGGCGCGCCCGTCCGGAGCGAACGCGCGATCCATCAGTTCCTCAAGTCTCGAGGCCACCACGTCGAGCCCATCGGCGAGTTCGTCCGGACCTCGGCGATCCTCGAGGCCCTCGAGTGCTCCCAAAGCATGATCGAGGGATGGGTGGCGCGCGGGTGGATCCGACCGACGCTCGTCCCGAGCAAGCCCGCCCGCAACGCGCCGCGGCGGCCGTCCGTCCGTCGCAAGGTCCGTCGCGCCTTCCGTCGCTCGGACCTCCGGGCAATGGCGCGCGAGCGCCCGGAGGCCTTCGCCGGCGCGCGCCGCGGCCCGCTGTTCGTCCTCCTCGAGGACGAGGAGCTCGCCGACCGGATCGCTCGGGACTACCCGGTCCGACCGTCCTGCCTCTTGCCGGTGCGTCCCGTGATGAACCTCGAAACGCGAGAGCGATACCCGTCGATCCGAGCCGCGGCCCGCGCCACCGGCTTGCACGCGACGTTGATCCGCGCCTCGATCGAGAAGGGACATCGGGCCAAAGGGACCCGATGGGCGGACGCCACCACTCTCCTCCCGCTGAACCGCCGATGAACTCGATCCCCTCCGCCCCCGAGGTACTCGACCTCTGGCGACGCTGCGCTCCGCCGGACTCCTCCGAACGGGACCGCGTCCTCGCCTTCTACGCCGCGCTCGTCCGCGGCGGCGCGAGCCTCGACGAGCTCCCCCTGCCCGTCGAGATCCTGAACCCGCTCCGGCGGAACGGCGTCGTCTCCGCCGAGGAGCTCCGCGCTATGTCGTGGGGGAGTTTGATCTCCTTGAAGGGGATCGGCCCGACCCGCGCCCGAGAGATCCGTCGCGTCCTCGGAGTCCAATGAACCTCTCTCGTCTCGACGGCCCGGTCGCGCTGCTCGCCCGCGCGCAACTCCTCGCCAACGACCAGCGGCGGACTTGGTTCCTCGTCCGTTCGACCGACGCCGTCTACGCGACGGCCGACGTCGACGACGTGCCTACCGGCGCGGTCGTCGCGAAGCTGATTCCCGGCGCCCCTGCTCCCACCTTGATCCGTGTCTGAATCCGAATCGCCTCGCCCTATCTCCTGTGGATCCCTCGACTTTTACGTCCATCGCGGCGTCCGCCTCTGGCGCCAAGAACCTCCGGCCGACGTCCTCCCGGACCTCCTCCCCGGCCGACCGCCTCTTGACGGTGACGGTCGCGGCTCTCGTCGGTCTCGCGCTCGCCCTGGCCGGACCGTCTGAGACCTCGATCGACGAGCTCTGCTCTCGGTCGCAACCGAACCCGTCCCTCACCTGCCGGAGGTTTTGATGAGCTACGCCGCTCCCCGACTCACGCGCGAGCAGTACGAGGCGTTCGGAGGCTGGAACGCCAGCCTCTTGAAGGTCGCCCTCGCGCGGACTCCCGCTCACGCCTATCGGCAGTATCTGGCCCCCGATCGAGAGCCGACCGTCGAGACGGCGGCGATGAGGATCGGGACTCTCGTCCACCTCGCTCTCCTCGAGCCTCCCGTCTTCGACGCGCTCCTCGTCACCGACAAGGGGACGACGACCAAGGCGTATCAGCTCGAGCTCGCTCAGGCCGAGGCCGACGGTCGACGCCTCGTCCAATCCAAGGAGCGAGACCTGGCGGCAGCGATGGCCGACGCGATCCGCCGCCATCCGAACGTCGGCGCCCACTTCCCGGTCGGAGGTCACGAGCTCAACGAGCTCTCCCTCTGCTGGACGAACGCCGACAACGTCAAGTGTCGAGCTCGCCTCGACGCGCTCCGCTGGACCGGCTCGAGCGTTTGGATCGGCGACCTCAAGTCGTCCGCCGACGCGAGTCCCGAGGAGTTCGGCCGCTCCGCGGTCAACTTCAACTACCTCCTCCAAGCCGCGTTCTACGTCGACGGAGTCCGGGCCTGCGGGGAGTCCCTCGATCAACTCCTCGATCTACCGGCGGGGACCGTCGCGTCGTGCCCGCTCGCGTTCGAGTTCGTCGTCGTCGAGAAGGAGCGGCCCCATAGCGTCGCCCGTTACGTCCTCACCGACGATCAGCTCGCCCTCGGCCGGCGCATGTGCGACCGCGCGCTGGCCCTCGTCGAGGCGGCGAGCGCGACGGATTACTGGCCGGGATACGACTACTCGGCGAGACCTCTCGAGCTGCCCCCTTGGGGCGAACGGTCGATCGCTCGTCTGACGGAGGGAACGTGAGCCTCCCGCGCGGATACCTCCTAAGACTCGTCCACCGTCACGTCCTCGAGAACGACGGCGACTCGCTCAACCAGAGCCGCGCGGCTTTGGCGGCGATCGGATACCTGTTCGTCGCGGCCGTCAGCGGCTCGGTCGAGGAGCTCAAGGATCTCCCCCCGATCGAGGACTCGACCGCGGAGCTGATCCAAGGCCTCGGCGAGGGACTCCTCCTCGAAGCGACAGCCGACCTTCCGCCGGAGAGGGACGAGCCGTGAATCGGGCCGGGATCGGATGGTGGCTCGATCAGGTCGGCCGAGTGCCTCTCCTGACGCCGACGCAGGAGATCGAGCTCGGCGGTCGGGTCCAGGCCTGGCTCTGCCATCCGGACGGCCCGCAAGCGGCTCCGCCAAAGGTGCGACGGAGCGGCGCGAAGGCTCGCGAGCAGTTCGTCGCCGCGAACCTCCGCCTGGCCGTCTCGTACGTCACGAAACACTGCGGTCGACTCGTCCGCCTCGGGTATCAGGACGACCTCGTCCAGGCCGCGAACCTCGGGGTGATCCGAGCCGTCGAGAAGTTCGACCCGACCCGCGGGTATCGGTTCTCGACCTACGCGTATTGGTGGATCCGCCAAAGCGTGAACCGTTGGATCGACCAGCACACGCGCATGGTCTCGATGCCCGGTTCCCACGCGCAAATCCTCTCGCGCGTCGAGACGTCTCGGCGTCGACTCCTCGCGCAGCTCGCCAGGGAGCCGACGCGGGAGGAGCTCGCGGCCGAGGTCGGGATCTCGGTCCCGTTCCTCGACGACCTGCTCGCCCGCGCTCGCTCCCACCTGAGCCTCGACCAGTCGGCCGACGAGGACGGCGGAGACCTCGGCCTGTTCGTCGGCCGGGACGATCCCGATCCGGCGGATCTCGAGGAGCGCGCCGCGACCTCGACCCGCGTCGAGGAGCTCCTCGGCGGCCTCACTCCTCAACAAAGGCGCGTCGTGCGGATGCGACACGGGCTGGACGGTCCGCCGCTGAGCGCGGCCGAGGTGGCGCGGTCGGAGCGGATCTCCTCGCGAGCGGTGGAGCGGATCCTCCGCGAGGCCTTGACGGCGATGGGACGTTCGGCGAAAGCTCCTCGGTCGACCGCGCCGCCGCCCGATCCGGAGCGGACCGAGGCGATCGGTCAACTCACTCTCTTCCCAGGTCCCGGAGGATCCCTCGAGCCGCTTGGAGGTGGCGCTCGTCGACGTCGTCGATCAACGCCGCGCGGCACTCCAGCTCCGCGACGCGCCGGACGTACTGGCCCAGCAGATGCTGCTTGAGGTGATAGTCGCGGACGATCGCGTCGGCCGCCTCTCGTAGCTCGGAGAGGCTCATTTCGCGGAGGATCGCCCTGTGGGACTCGCGGACGAACTCCGCCTCCACACTGAGGTCGAAGCTGAGCCAGAACCTCGTGAGAGAGGACGCGTCGCGCACCGCGCCGTTCGTTTGCGTCGGAGTCGACGATCGAGGAGCGGTCTGCTGGGTCGTCGTGGGACTGGGTCTCGAGGTCCGATGCGCGAGCGGACACCGAGCCCTCGAGATCCTCGACCAAATGAACCGCAGCGCGGGGAACCTCACGAGACCTTGAAGCGGTGGACCCACATTCCGGTCCGCTTGAGGTCGAGCTCCCGCCGCTGGTAGATCGCCCGAGCGTCGGCGAGCGATTGACCGGCGACGCACGTCGCGTAGATCAGGCCGGCCGAGTAGTAACCGTCGAAGAACCGGGAGCCGAGGGTGTAGCCCCAGGCCGCCGCGTTGAACTCGGACCAGGGGTCCTTGACGTCGAGCATCCAGTCTCCGCTCGGACGTTTCATCGCTCCGTCGAGGACGATGACGTGACCGGATCGGGTGAACCATCCGTGAGTGACGAGGAGCTCGCCGGCCTTGAGCCAGGCGACGACCTGCGAGAGGGAGGCGTTGCCCTCGTACGCGTAATCCGTCCGGGGGTAGCTCTCCCGGATCATGGCGGCCATGACGTTCGGATCGCCGGCGGTCCCCTTGCGCCGGAGCTTCTGACGGATCCCGGCGACGTCTCGATCGCCGACCGCCATACCGATACAGGCGGCCTGACACGTCGACGCGTCCGGCTGGGAGAGATTCAGCGCGGCGATCTTGGTCCGCCAGACCTCGACCTCCGCCTTGACGACCGCTTGGGTCGGTTGCGGTCGCGGATCCTGTTCCCGCATCAGGTCGATCAGTTTGGCCGCGTAGCTCGGGTCGGTCGCGTATCCCTGCTTGACGAGCTCCTCCGCGGCCGACTCTCTGTCCGGCGCTCGGTTGACGCCCTGGTACGTCTTGCCCGCGTGCGCGAAGTCCTTGTACCAACGATCGACGAGGAACTGGACGCCGGCCCGGATCGAGGGGAAATCCTGGAACTCCGCGACGACCTCGACGAGCCGACCGTCGACGACCTCCTTTGTGACCCTCTTGGTCCCCTTCCCCTTGAGGCCCCAGTGGTTGTTCCTCCCCGACGGCGCCTTGCCCCACGCGCTCTCGAGCGCCCACTGAGCGGCGCAGAGCTCGGGGTAGCGACTCCCGGCGTCGAGCGCGGCCTGCGCGACGCCCTGCCAGGTGTTCGAGACGTCCCCAGCCTTCGAGGGGACGGCGGCCCGGAAGATGGAGAGGAACTCCGCTCGCTCCTCGACCGTCAGACAGTCCCAGGCGTAGGCCCAAGCCGCGTCCTGATGAGGGAGGTGCTCGTCCTTGTCGGTGTGACGAGCGGCCTGGAGGAAGTTCGTCATCAGCCGAGGAAGCGCGTCGGGTCGAAGAGAGTCGCGACCGCCCGCAAGTCCTCAGGCGTCGCGACGGCGCCCGTCACCTCGAAAATCGACTGGCGGAGGATCCCGTTCGCGGACAGTCCGGTCGACTCCTGCCGACAGGCGTGTCGGAGCTTCGCGTCAACGACCGCGAACACCGCCGGGAGACTCGACCGGAGGCTCGAGCTCGTCGTCGCTCTTGCGAGCGCGACCGCCAGACGGAGCAGCAGACGACGGATTGCTGGGGGCATCGTTCTCGATCGGAGAGGACTTGACGAGGAGCGCGAGGAGCGCGGTGGGACCCGCGTAAATCGCCCCCTCGAGACGGCCGCGAGAGGAGTCGCAGGATCCGGGCCGGCGCGCCTCGCACGCCGCCAGATCCGCCGCGAATGTCCCGACTCCGACCGCGTAGAAGGTCACGATGCAGCGGATCAAGAGGCCCCGTTCGCCGCTCATCGCTCGAGATCCTCGATACGGCGATCGTGATCGGTCACCTTCAGTTCGACCCGGTCGATCCGAGGCTCGAGCGCCCCGACGAGTCGCACGAGTTCGGAGGCGCTCCGCTCGAGGTGAGTAAGACGCGTGGGCAAGGAGACGACCAGCCAGAACACGCCGCCCGCGGAAGAGACGATTGCCGAAGCCAGGACGGCCGCGGCGGTCGCCTCGGCGATCTGGAGACGCGAATAAGGCTTGCCGCGGTCAGGTTCCGAGGAGGACACGGCCGGACGGTTGATCTGCCGTCAACGTACCGACGGCGCCCTTAGAGCATCCGCGCGCAAAACGCCATGCTCGCGATGTCGGGGGGAGTCGTGGTGCTGTTTTTGAGAGTGACGACTTCCCATTCCTCGACGCCCGCCTCGACGACGAGTCCGTCGCCGTTCGACATCGTGTTCGACTGGACTCCGACGAGGCCGAAGTCGCTCGGCAGCCCCTCGAGGACGTAAGCGTTGTACGCGAGTCCGGCGTAGATCGGAGAGAACCTCGAGGCGTAAGCGGGGTTGGACGCCGTGTCGTGCCCCGGCAACGTGATGACCGACCTCGAGATCGTGTTGTTGTTCGAGGCGGCGTTGCCGATGTTGGAGGGGAACTCTTGCCAGAAGTTGCCGCTGTTGTTACTAGCGGATCCCCAGCACGCGTACTTGTAGTGGCAGTTGTATTGATAGCGCAACCAAGTCGAACCCGTTAGGCCTTTGAGCGCGTAACCGATGTCGATGTCTCGGCGCAGCCCGTAGTTCTGGCAAAATCCTCCCCAAGAGAATCGCTGGTTGACGTAAAAGTTGGGGAACCAAACGTTGTGCATCGACCTCTTTGAGAGGTCGGCCCAGGATTGAGGCGTCGCGTTAGTCGACGTATAGAACCAGCAAAGCTGGGTCGATCCTTGCTTGAGGACGAAGGCCGTGAATTTGTCGTCGACTCCGCTCGTGTAACGACGGACAATCAAGGAGCTCGACGTGCTCAAGGTCCCAACGGAGACCAAGAAGTTCGTCGAGTTACCGGCGGTCGATCCGAAGTCGAGATACTGCGTCCCGAGCGGAACGTGGGTCGCGACGTTCCAACCGGCAACCGCTCGAGAGTAATGGAGAGTCCCAGAGACAAAAGTCCACCAGACGTAGTCGGATCCGTAGGCGTCCGCGGTCAGTTGGACGCTATGGACGAGGTGATCGTACGAGCCGTTTGTCCACCGATCGACGCAGCCGCCGACCGCCAATCCGGCGTCGACGTGAGCCTGCTCGAGAGCCACCATTAGCTGAGCGCCCGTCCACCCTGCGGCGAGGTTGATGTCCGCTCGAGTGCAAACCATACCCAGTCCGCCGGATCTACGACTCCGCGATCAGGCTACGGAGTGAGATCGACGAAGGCCGGCGTGGAAGCACTCTCGACGACCGTCAACGAGGACGCGAAAGAGGACGTTTGCCCCTCGACCAAATGGATCACCAACTCGGGGACTCCCTCGACCCAAGTCGGCTCGGAAGGTCCCTCGAGGAAAGCGAACGACGACGACGCGTCGACGGTCGCGCCGTCGACCAAGTGCGTCATCGCCGGCTGATCGACGAGCGCGTACGCGGGAGTGACGCCTCCCTCGAGCGGCGCCCTCTCCAAGTCGAAGAAGACGCTGCCGGGGAGATTCTGGTCGTATAGGAGGGAGTAGCCCGCTTGCCCCGGCAAAGTCAGCTCGCCAACCGGCGCGAGGAGCTCGACGATCGCGGCGTCGCCGCTTAGCTCGGGGAAGCGTCCGAATCCGGCGTCGACGCGGACCTCGACGATCCCCCCAGAGAACGGGAACGCCCGCGCCGTGACGGCGAGCCGACCGTCGGAGCCGACCTCGAGCTCGGGGACGTAGCCGCGGAAGAACGTCCCGAACGGATCGGCCGGCGGCGCCGGCGGCGTCTCCGCCTCGATCGCGACCGTCGCGCCGGCCTCCACCGGGGAGAGCGCCCGCGGCGGCAGCGTCGACGTCACCGAGATCAGGACGACCTTTACGGAGAATCGCCCGTACGAGAGGTCGGCGACCTGAGGAGGCTCGAGGAATCGCCAAGTCCCCGGCGCGTCGAAATCGGTCCCGCACCACGTCGTCGGGCGGAGAGAGAAGGGCAGGAACGACGATTGCGCCAGCCGATAGTGATCGAGGATCTGGCGGACCTCGGCCTCCGATCCGAGGGAGAAATCGAGCTCGAGGCGGTGCGCGGCGGCGATCCTCGAGCGGAGGAAGCGGACAGCGGCGCCGCTGAGATCGTTCCGGCGGTCCGCCTTGTATTGGCCGGAGGTGTACGTCCGCTCCTCGGGTACGAGCGCCGGGAACTCGAACGTCACGGCGACCTCAGATCAGTTTCAGAAGGCCGCCGCCGGAGGTGACGTTGAGGGTCAGCGTCTCGTCCGCCGCGATCAAAGTGATCTCCGTCGGGTACGACCAAAACCCGATCAGGTCGTCGCTCGCCGCCGAGTCGTTGAAGAGGACCGCGTACCGCAACGGCCCGAACCCGGCGCCGGTGCCGGTCCAAACGATCGGCCCGGTCGGAGTGATGACGTATTCGTTGGAGTTGATCTCCCGCGAGGTGGTGGTGATCTCGACCGGGCCGGGGTAGCCCCCGCCGGTGGCGATCTCCGCGACGTCGGCCTTGATCGCGTCCGTCGTCACGTCCGGCGCGACGTTCGTCAGGTAGACCTTGAAAACGCAGTTGGTGAGGTCGTGGACGCCGTTCGGCCCCGACGCGACTTGCTCGAGGAACGCGTCGAACTTGGTGAAGGTCACGGGTCCAACGACCGCCGAGGATCGGGGTCAGCGTACAGAGCGCGACCTTTACGCCGGCGGCACAAAGTCGGCGGCGCCGAAGGGGCTCGAGCCGAACTTGACGATCAGTCGATCGACCCATCCGAGATACGAGTAATCCCCGTCCCCCTCCCAATCTCCGACGAGGAACCGGAGCGACTCCGCGCTCCCGTCGAAGTCGAACGCGTACGTCACGCCCGAGGACACGAATCCGTCGACCGCTAAGTAGAAGACTCCGTCGACCCTATAGGCGGCGACGTGATGCCAGACGTCGGCGGCGGCGGGCAACGCGGCGCCGCCCACGGCCCCCGGCAAGTAGAGCCGGAACTCCGGGACCGATCCGTCGAAGTCGATCGAGAACTCGGATCCGAACATGATCGGCGTGACGTAGCCTTCCGCCGCGAAGAGCGACGCCGGTATCCGTAGCCGCGCCTGGACGCAGAAGTCGGCGAGACCGTAAGCCTGGGGGAGCTCGTACTCCAAGAACTCGGCGGTCGGCACGTTGTAATCCCCGTCCGTGTAGAGAGACGAGATCCCGGCGTACTTAATCGCGACGTCGAAAGTCGGCTCGCCGACGATCTGGGTCGGACCGTAAGAGGAGCCCTCGTAGACGTAATTCAACGATCCGTCGAAGTCCCAAACCGCGGTCAACGCCGACGACTCGTAAACGAGCTCGGAGTCGGTCGACACCTCGACCGTCGCCGGTTCTCCGTCGAAGTAGACGGTCATCAGGATCGACGGATTGCTGAACTCGACGGTCGCGGTCCCGCTCATCGCGCGGTCGACCCGGAGCGTCGCGTCGCTGACGACCGAGACTGCGGGATCCCCGAAGAAGGCTCGGTAAAGCAAGTCGTAGTCGGTGTCGATCGAGACGACCGCCTCGCTGTCTCCGAGGGATCTGTCGACCGACAAACCCATCTGCGACGCGAGGCTCCAAACGCCCTCGATCGCCTCGATCTCGATCTGGAACGGCTCGGCCAGCAACTCGAGCTCGATCGAGAGCTCGTTGACGTCGCGAAGCTGGTTGCGGACAACCGGCTCGGACGCGTACGCCCAACCGGCCCCGCGCGGCGCGTACTCCCCCCTCGATCGCGCGCGGTTGAGATGGCGAGCGACGACTCCGAGATTGACCAGCGTCTCCGGCCGGAGGCCGAAGGTCTTGAAGCCTCCGAGAGTCGACCCGTAGTGAGAGAGGAAACGGGCGACGTCGGCCTCGGAGAGCCCGGAGTAACTCAAGGAGAGCCGGTCTCCCGCCAGAGGCGCTCGGCTGTGACGGACGCGCTGCTCGACGCCGCCGACCGAGGCGAAGGAGGAGTTGGCGTAGGCGCCGGGGACGTACGTCCTCGAGGACGGCCGGACGCCGGGGAAGGCCCAAGGGAGCTGCGCGTCCTCGCCGGGGATCTCGGGCAGGGAGGCGTAAGGCTGGCCGACCAGTAGCTCCTCGAGGCCCCATCGGCGGCACAGCCAAGCGCGCGTCCTGGCGGCCTCGTCGTCCGAGAGCGCGCGGCGGCACAGGACGACCTCGGCGACGTTCCCGCTGGCCTTGGAGGCGCGGATGTCGTTCCATTGGCCCTCCCCTTGAGGCTCGCCAAAAAGACTGAAATCGAAAGCCAGGTCGTAATCGGGACTCTCGCCGGGACCTCGGACGGAGCTCGGACAGATCACCTTGCTGGCCTGTCGACCGTTGAGATACAGGTAGCAAAAGCGATAGGGAGTCCCGTTGACGACCTCGCTCGTCGTCTTCCACTCAAAGAGGGTCCATTTCCCGAAACGATCGAACGGGACTTCGTAGTCGACGATCTCGTACTCCGGCAAAGGGGACGGATAGTTGTACGGCTCGACCGCGGCGACGGCGTCGCCGTGAAAGGCGAGCGTCCCGGCAGATAGCGGCGAGGCGGAGTCCCACAACCAAATCCGCAGCCCCGGATAGGAGGACGCGTCGTTGTAAACGCGCGGCGACCAGATCACGGGACGCCGCGGAGCGGGGAGGACGTTCTCGTATCGGTAGCCGGTCGGCTCCTCCAGCCAAGAAGCGTCGCTCGAGGGGATCGAGGGAGGGAACACTCTCGCGAGGACGAACCCGTGGTTCTCGTCAGGGGGGAGAGCTTTGTTGAGGTATCGGTAGTTGGTCCCTTGATTCCAATACCAGTAGGTCTGCTCTCGCGGGACGCCGCCGAACGGCGAGAAGAAGCTCCAAGGAGTGTCCGGTTCGGGAGTGCCCCAGTTGCCGGTCCATCCTCGCGTCGCCCCCTTGAGATACGAACCGACGGGGAAGGCGATCGTCGCTCGACCGTTGAGCGCGTTCCCCGCCTCGCCCGTCAGCCTCGGCGCGCTCGCGAACTCAACGGACAAGTCCTCTTGGTGGTCGAATCCGGCGAGCGGATAATCGCGCGTGGGACCGCGATCGAACCACGTGCGGACTCGATCGGATCCGGGGAAGGTCTCTACACGGGACGCCTCGGCCGTGAACCAGATCGTCGCGTCGACGTCGAGCGGAGAGAAGCGCAACGCCATCGGTCGGTCGGGGTCTGCTCGGTCAGTGTGCCGACGACGTCCTCACGGCGGCGCGGGCCAAGACAGGCCGACCGAATCGTTCGCGCCGTCGTCGGGTCCCCAGGTCGTCTCCTGTATCGAGCCGTTGAGCCAGCCGTAGATGACGTGGCCGAAGTTGCCGTTGTTGTTTTGGCCGATGTTTTGGAAGGTCAAGGTCCCGCTCGAGCCTCCGGAGGGGAGGGATTGAGTGACGTTGAAACTCCCGCGATAGACGAAAGCTCGGCCCCAATAAGAGTTGACCGCCTGCTGGATCTGCGCGTTGATCGCCGAACTCCCGCCCCAGGCGAATAGGTACGCGGTGTATTCGTCGTCGGTGCTGAAGTTGCACGTCCCGATCCTTTGACCGCCGTAGAACATCGCGAAGTTGTCGTCCTTCGCCGCGTTCGAGTTGGCGACGACGATGAAGGCCGTCCCTCCCGCGCCGAGCGGCCCGAAGTGCGCGACGGCCGTGTTGAGATAGTTGACCTGGCAAAATCCGCCGGAGTGCGACTGGAAGGCGATCGGCATCGTGTAGACGATCTGAGGATCCGCCGTCTCCGGGAACGCGTCGTCAGGGAACTGGATCTGGAACTCGCCTTGGATGATCGAGTTGTTGACCGGATCGCTCGAGGGAAACGCGATCGGCGCGGTGAAACCGGCCAAGGTGGGTAGGCCGGAGGGTTGCGGGCTGACCGCCGGCCCTCCGACTCCGACGGTCGCCACCGTCGGCGCCGATTGACCGATCGTCGCCGCCAGCGGTCCAAGGTTGCTTTGGGGGAAGATGTTGGGCGACAAGCGCATCTTCACGATCAACGTCGTCCCGGAGAACTCGACCGAGTAGAAGAACAAGCCGACTGTCGGTCCCACGCAACCGTTCTCGTCGATCAGCTCCTCCTCGAACTCGTCGAGATCGAAGTTGAAATTGAGGTCCCCGACGTCCAGCGCCCCGAGCTCCGGCGCGTCCGGCGCGCCGAGATCGTCGCCCGTGAGATCGTCCCCGAAGTCTCCCGCGCCGTCCGCGCCGTCGCCCTCGATCACCACCTCGTAGCCGTCCGGCGCGTCGATCTCCCCGACGGTGATCTCGTCGAAGTCGATCTCGTCGAGGTCGAGGAAGACGCCGTCGAGGTTCAGGTCGGCGACGAGATCCCCGTCCAGCCCGGTGAGCCCGTCGATCTCCAGATCGTCGAGGTCGATCGCCAGGTCGTCGAGGCCGAGGTCGTTCAAGAGATCCTCGAGCTCGTCGACCGTGAGGTCCCCGAGGTCTCCGAGATCGAGGCCGAGGAGCGCCTGGATCAATTCGCCGGCGGTCAAGGCGCCGATCTCCGCCGAGGTGAGGTCGAGCAGCGCCGGCAGATCGAGTTGATCGGCGAGGTCGAGATACGTCGCCGCGTCCTCCGCCGTGAAGCCGTCCGGGCCGCCGGCGAGCAGTTGGTCGATCGTCAAGCCCGCCGACGCGCCGTCGTCGTAATCGGCGAGCAGGCCGATCAACTGCATCAGCAAGTCGCCTTGGACTCCGTCGAAGTCGCCGAGATCAAGGTCGAAGTCGAACGTCCCGTCAAGGCCCGTCAGATCGCCGAGGACGTCGATGAGGTCTTGGAGATCGAGGTCGCCGATCGTGAGGTCGCCGTCGAGGCCGCCGAGCGTGTCGAGGAGGTCGTCGAGATCGGGGATGACGAGGTCGTCGAAATCGAGATCGTCCAGATCCGTCAGGTCGTCGATCAGGTCGCCGTCGATCGGCACGTCGACGCATCCGACGGTCTCGCCCTCCTCGATCGTGAGCCGGACTCCGATCGGCTGGAGCGTCAAAACGAGGTCGCCGTTGGCGATCGGATTCGACGACTCGACGCAGATCCGCAAGAACCCGTCGATCTGCTGGGCGGGGAGGAAACGGAGCGTCGTGAAGTAGTTGTCGACGAACTGCTCCGAGAACAAGGGATCGCCCGGATCGACGGGCTGCGGGAGTCCGATCGGATCCGCGGACACGGAGCCGGGGTCGACGTTGGCGACGTCCAGCGCGACGAGACTCGCGCCGCTCTCGTCCACCGGCCAGTGGGTCAACTCGAGACCGACGTTCCCCTGGCGATCCGTCGCGACGGAGTTGACTTGATAGAGATACCGATGGTCTCTCGGCTGAGCGAGCTGCCCTTGGCGTTGGACGGCGATCCGTCGCTCGAACGAGGACTCCCGGCTCAGCGCCACCTCCACGACGTCGCCGGGGACGAGCGAGCCGGCGTACGAGCCGGGGATCGTCGTCAACGAGAGGGTGTGGGTGACGTGTCGCCGGCGCGCCAGGACGACCGCGGCGACCTTGACCGCGTGGACGTGATCGGTGCAGAACTCCGAGAGGTCGTACTGCTCGACCGGCGCGTCCTCCGGGGTGTCGACGTAAGCGACCCGCGTCGCGCGGATCAAACCGACGTTCCCGTCGGGTTGTTGACGCCAGAGCACCTCGACGACGAAAGGCTGACGCTGCGCGACCGGGACGTAATCCATCCGGAAGGAGCCCTCGACGATCGTCCGCTCGTCGAACAAGCAACGCGGCAGGGACGGCCCGACGTAGATCTCCCCGTCGCTGTTGACCGGGACCGCCGGCCGGAGACCGATCGCCCCCTCCCGCTGGACGACCGTCAGTAGATGTAGCGGCGCGAGGCGGTTGAGGAAGTCGCGGACGTTGGTCGGCGTCGCCAGGACGCCGTTGAACCTGAGGCTCTGTCGATCGCAGAACCGCGCCGACTCCTCGAGGAGCTCGTAGTCGATCAACGCCGACGGTCCGAGTCTCGCCTCGAGCAGATACAGCGCGAGGTCGGGGAACAGATCGCTGTGGTCGACGGCGTAATTGTCGAGCAACCGCTGGACCCGGAGTCCCTCCCGGACGAAGACGTGGATCTGACGCTTGTGGAATCCCTCCTCCGATTCCTGGCGAGAGAAGGTCTCCGCGTAGGAGATCGAGGAGAGCCCCTCGAACGTCGCCGTCCCGTCCCCGCAATAGGCGAACCCGGCCGGCAACGGCATCGGCGGACGGTCGATCTCCTCGACCTCTTGGAGGAAGTATTGGGTCAGGCCGCCGGCCGCCTTGCCCGCCAGGTCGCCCGTCTCGAGGAACGACGGCTCGAAGGAGATCGACTGGAGGCTGACGACCGACGTCGCCAGGTAGTCCGGCAGTTGCGTCAGGCCGACGCCGGGGGAGACGTTGGAGTGTTGGACGGAGAATCGGGTGACGTTGTTCCCTCGGCTCCGGACCGAGATGTCGAGCTGCTGCTCCGGCCCGGACTGGATCTCCCTCGTCTCGTTGTAAAGGAACGTGTCCCACCGCTGCTGGAGGAAGCTCCCCGGCTCCCAAGTCCCCGCTCGCCCGTCGTAGGCGAACTCGACCGAACCGCGCCGCTGATCTCCCTGGAAGACGTCGACCGAAGCGACCGGCCCGATCTCCCCGTCGGAGAGGACGAGGCGATACCAGACGGAGACCTCGTTCGCGAGGTCGTTCTCGACGCGCGCCTCGACGGCCGGCGGATCCAACCACACGCCGCCGAGGTCCCCGACGCGCTTGCAGAAGACGATCGGTATCGACGCCCCGATCTCGATCGCCGATTGATCCCTCGTCAGGTCGGACCGCGGCTGGGAGAGATCCCCGGTCGACGTGTCGATCCTCTGCGAGGTGCTGTTGGCGGAGGACGCGGCTTGCGGTTGAGCGTTGCCGAGAGGTTCGATCACAGCCGCAGGGGAGCGCCGATCAGGCTCGAGTGGAACTTGCGCGGCGGCACCTGGCTGCCGGTCGGGTTCAGGCTAGGTCCGAGCTCCAACGACAACGACACGCCGTCGCTCGAGGCGCTGACGACCTCGCCGTAGAAGCGCGCCACGACCTCGAAGGACGCGTCAGGCCCCGACAGATCCCCGGCGTCGTAAATCCGGCGGTCGTCGTCGACCGTGTACGGGAGCTCGGGGAGCGTCTGCTTGGAGAGCGCCTCGAACTGGACGATGGTGACGCCCCAGACCAGCCCGAGGCTGATGGAGTCCTCGACGAGCCGGTGCATCTCGTCGGTCGCCGGGACCTCGACGCTGAGGGACTGCGCGTCGCCGGTCGAGGAGTTGACGATCACGCCCGTGTCGAAGGTCCGGAACTCCGCGATCTGGACGAACGGACCAAAGCGGACCTTTTGGTCGACCCAGTAGCTCTGCGCTCGGAAGAAAAGGAAATCGGTGTCGGCCTCGGAGACCTCGATCCGCGAGCCGGGAGTCACCTCGAAGAATTGCGCTTGCGCGAGAGCCATCAGGCCATCCCCAAACGTTGCCTGGTTCCGGGTTGCGAGAGCTCGCGCAGGAGGCTCTCTCGCGTCTGCCGGGAGGCGGCGACGACGGCCTTCTGGAGATCCTCGAGCGTCACCAGCCGCTCGCCGCCGACCTGCTGGACCGGCCCGGTGGTGATCGAGACGGAGGTGTCGCCTCCGCCGATCCGGAAGGTCGGCGCGGCGACGTTGACGGTCGGCGCGGTCGAGGCGACCAGGGGAGCGGCGCCGCCCACCTCAACGCGCGGCCGAGCCTCGAGCACGCTCTCTCCCCGTCGACCGTCGAGGTAGTTCTGAGCCGCTGCGGCCATCTTCGAGGCCGGGATGATGTACTCGTCCTCGTTGCCCTCCCCGACGACCGCCAGAGTCGCCTGCCGGACGACGCCGCCCTCGGCGAACGACGGGATGTTGACGAGGGGGATCTCGCTGAACGAGGAGAGACCGACGGCCGAGCGCACCTTGTTGACGGCGCGGATGAGCTGATTGAGCGCCCCGATGATCGAGTTGATGACGTTGCCGACGGTGCCGACGATCCCCCGGAAGGCGCCGGTGATGGCGCCGGCGATCGCCTGATACGCGCTCTGGACGGACTTGACCGCCCGGTCCAGCGCCCCGCCGATCACGCCGACGACGGCCTCCCAAGCCGCCGAGATCGGCCCGGAGACGTAGGTGGAGAAGGCGGTCCCGATCGCCTCGAACGCCGAGCGGAGGGTGCTCGAGATCGTGTCCCAAACTCCCGTCAAGGTCGAGGTGACGCTCGCCATAACCTCGCCGAGGGTGCGGACCATCCCTCCCCAAGCCGCGACGATCGGCTGGACGACGACGTTGTTGAAAGCCGTCGCGATCGCGCTCATCGCGCTCGAGACCGCCGCGACGCCGGCGGAGAACCATTGCGCCAGGTTGCTCGTGAAGGTCTGCCAGGCGCTCGAGATCGGGTTGACGACGTTCTGGACGAACGCGTTGGCGACGCCGGACCAGGCGCGTTGGACCGCGTCGACGAACGACTGCCAGAGGGAGGCGAGAGCGGTCGTGACGGCGCTCCACGCCTCGCGGATGGCCTCGAACGTCGCGATCAAGAGATCGGCGACGGCCGACCAGACGACCGAGAAAAGCTCCCCGAGCTTCGACAGCGCGAGCTGGATTGGCTCGATGAACGCCTTGTAAAAGAACTCCGCCCACCAGCCGAACCAGCCGCGGAGGAAGTCGGCGACGCCGGCGAACGCGTCCGCAAAGAACTTCGCGAAACCGCGGAGTCCGGCCGCGATCGGCTCAACGAGGTAGGTCGACACGGCCTCGACCCAGAAGGAGAAGAAGCCGGAGACCGCGTGCCCGACCGCCTCGAACGTCGAGGAGAACCGTTGGACGATCCCCTCGAGCGCCGCGACGAACGGGGGGAGCGCGTAAGTCTTGACGAAATTGACCCACGCCGAGAAGAAGGCGGAGACGTCGTTCGTGATCGACGTCCAAATCTCGACGGCGGCGTCGACGAGCGCGCGGCCCGCGACGATCCAAGGCTCGACGAACGCCTTGTAGAGGAACTCGCCCCACCAAGCGAACCAGGCGACGACGAACTCGCGGACGCCCTCGAACATCGACGAGAAGAACTCCCCGACGGCGCGGAGCGCGGCGCCGATCGGCTCGACGAGGTAGGTCGCCAACGCTCCCCCGATCCACGAGAAGAACGTCGACACCGCGGTCGTGACGCCGGACCAAGTCGCAACGGCGGCGTCGACGAGGAGACCTCCGACTTGGAGCCAAGGCTCGACGTAGTAGGTCCGGACGAAACCGCCGAACCACTCGAAGAATCCGGAGACGACGCCCTGGATCGCGGTCCAAACCTGATTCGCGGCGGACAGCAGGGCGCCCGTGACCGCGAGCCAAGGCTCGACGACGAGCGCGCGCACGGCGGCCGACCACCACTCGAACCAGGCGGAGGCCGCGGCTTTGAGCCCTTCCCAGAGACCGGCGAAGAACCCGGCGACCGCTTGGACGGCGACCGATAGGGGCTGCGCGAGGTAGGTGTTCCAAACCTGCCCGAGCCACCCGAAGAACGCGCCCGACAACTCGACGATCCCCGCCCAGAGATTGATCCAGAACTGCCGGATCGGCTCGCCGAGCTCCCAAAGGCTTTGGATCCAACCCCAAAGGGTCTGCCCGACCCATGCGACGAACTGACCGATCGGCTCCCGGAAAGCGATCAGCGCAACCACCGCCCCGGCGATCAGGGCGATCCAACCGACCGGCCCCGTGAAGACGCCGGCCACGACGGCCAACATCGCCTTGAAGAACCCGCCGACGCCGGCGAGGATCGGTCCGATGGCTCCGGCCCAACCGGCGATCGTGGCGGCGGCGCCCGACAAGACGGGGACGACCGCGCCGAGAGCGCCGGCGATCGTCGCCGGGAGTCCGACGAACCACGCCCCGATCGCGGCGATCGTCGGTCCGATCGCCCCGGCCCATCCGGCGACGGTCGCTCCCAAGCCGAGGCCGGCGATCCCTTGGGCGATCGTGAGGAAGGAGGCGATGAACGGCGCGAGCGCGACGAGCGCGACGAACGCCGCCGTGACGGCCGCCAGGACCGGGCCGAGGAAGGGGACGTTCTGGATCAGCCAGGAGAAGCCCTCGAAGAGGGGAGCGAAGACGTTGATCAGCGCCTGGATCGCCGGGAGGAAGCTCTCGCCGAAGACGATCGCGAGCTCCGTGACCCGGTTCTTGAGAAGCTGGAGCTTGGCCTCCGTGGTCTGGATCCGCGCGGCGAACTCCTTGGCGGTCGATCCGGCGTACTTGCTCTTGTCGCCGACGAGTCCGAGCGCCGTGTCGAGGAGCTGCGAGTTGTTGATCAACGGGAGGAGCGCGCGCGCCTCGTCTCCAAAGAGGTCGGAGATCACGCTCATTTGCATCTCGGCCGGCAGCGCCTTGATGCGAGCGAAGACGTCGCGGATCGTCCCGACCGCGTCTTGCTGGAGCATCTTCGCCATCTTGGGACCGAGCTCTCCGACCATCGCCTTGGCGGTGGCTTTGGCGTCCTCGATCGCGAGCTTCTTGCGCGCCTCCTCGATCTTCTTGAGCTCCTCGTACTTGGCTTGAACGGCCTCGACCTCCATCTGCCGTTGATCGTCGAGCTGATCCTTGACGTCCTGCTGAAAGTCGCGCTGAGCGCGTTGGTATTCGACGCGCTCGTCCTCGAATCCGCGACGGACGGCTTTCATCCGCTCGTCGTACTTGTCTTCGATCGCTTGTATCTCCGATCGGTTGTCGGCGCCGGAGGCCTTGGCGCGCTCGTTGGACGCGTCGATCTCCGCCTGCCGCTCGCGTTGGATCCGCTTGAGGATCGCGTCCATCCGATCGTCCTGATTGCGGCTCCACTCGCGCTCCTCGTCGTCCCAGTTGTCCTGCTGGATCTGCGCGATGTCCCGGTAACGGCGGTTGATCTCGCTCACCATTTGCCGGCTCTCGGTCTCGATCGCCCGGAGGCGCTCGGCGCTCTCCTGCTCGACGGCCGCAGTCATCCGCCGTTCCATGTCCTCGACGCCCTGGCCGGCGTATCCGAGCCGGACCAACGCGCCCACTTGGCGTTCGGTCATCGACCCGCCGCGGGAGAGCGCCTTGATCATGTTGTTGAACGAGGTGCTCGCGACCTCGGCCGCGGCGCCGCTGGCGATCATCGCCGAGCCAAACGCCGCGGTCTGCTCGGCGGTCAATCCCGCCGCCTGGCCGGCGGAACCGGAGCGGAGCATGAACTCGACGATCTCGCGAGCCGTGCTCGCCATGTTGTTGCTGAGGAAGTTCGCCGCGTCGGCGAGGCTCATCAGCTCCTCTTGCGTCAATCCGAGATTGGTGCGGAGCTTCGCCATCGCGGTCCCCGCCTCGCCGGCCGTCATGTCGAAGGCGACGGCCACCATCGAGACGTCTTGAGCAAAGGCGCGGAGCTCCTCCCGCGGGATACCGGCTTGACCGGCCGCGGCGTACATGTCGGCGAATCCCTGAGCGGTGATCGGGATCTCCCGGCTCAGCTCAAAAATCTCCTGCCGGATCGCCCTCATCCCTTCCGGCGTGTCGAGGCCGTTGACGACCTTGCGGACCTCGGCCATCGAGGACTCGAACGCAATCGCCTCTCGAGTGCTGAGAGCGATCGCCGTCCCGACGGCCGCCGCGGCGACGGCCGCCGCCTGGAAGGCGGAGGAGTCGACGACATTCTTAAACGCGTTTTTGGCGTCCCCGGCCGCGGTCTCGACTCCCTTCAACGCGGTGCCGAGCGCCTTGACGTTCTCCTCGCCGACGACCTGCGCCGCGATCCGGAGGATGGCCTCGAGGTTCATCGCCATCGTCAGCGCCTCCGGGAGCGAGCTTTACGGTCGGCCTCCTTGGCGCGCTTGGCGGCCGACTCGTTGATGAGCTCCACCGCTCTCGACTCCATGACGCGTATGTCCTCGACGAGTTGCGCCGGCTCGGGGACAGCGTAAAGAGGGAGCAAACCAAGGACGACGTTGTAATCGAGGCCGATCACGCCGCCCTGGCCGGACGTTCGCCATTGCGTCTGGACGCGGACGAACATCAGGACAGAGTCCCAGTTCTCCGGCCAGACCTCGTAGTCCGGGACCGCGAGAGGTTCCTCGACCTCGAGCCCGTAGAAGGCGGCGTCCTCGAGGAACTCGTCATTGTTGACGTCGCCGCGGAACCAATGCTCGACGGCCCCGATCAGTTTTTTCTCTTGCCGTCCTTGTTCGAGTCGAACCACGCGAAGACGATCTGCGACGCGACGGTCGGGATCTCGAGGAGCTGATCCCGGACGGACTCGGAGTAGGGGATCTGCTTGCCGTCGTCGTCGACGACGCCGGTCCAACCGGCCATCACTTCGCGCGCGACGTCCGTGTCTTGGACGAGCGCCTCCTCGTCGGTGCGACGGCCGCGCTCCTGATCGCGGACGAGCTGGATGATCTCGTTGACGCGGGTCTGCGGGAGCCGGCGGAACTCCGCGTCGAACGTGTGGACCTCGCGCTTGCCGACCGCGTCGCCGCCGGCGGGGAGCGTGATCCGAACCGGCCACTTATAGGTGGCCGACTGCGAGAGAGTGAGAGCCATCGGGGAGGAGAGCGGGAAAGGACTCCTCGGTTCAGGTGAACTCGAGGGTGAACTCGTCGTTGCCGTTGATCGGGTTGGGCATGAACGGGAGATCGAGGAGGATCACGCCGTCGCTGTCGCCGTACGCGGGCGAGCCGAGGTTGCAGCTCGGAGCGGAGAAAGTGGCGATGTTGCCGGCGGTCGTCCCGTGGACGAAGGAGATCGCGCCGAGCGCCTGCGAGGAGACGGCGGCGAAATAGTCCTTGGAGGCGATCGAGGGAGCCTCGATCGACACGGAGCCCTCCGGCTTGCGGTCGGTGAGGATCACCTGGCGCGAGCAACCGGCGAGCTGCCGGTAGACGACCTCGTTCGCGACGTCGAGGGAGAGGCTCTGGAGACAGCCGGCGTATCCGTGGACGAGGACGTCGAGGGTGTTCTCGGCGTTGATCACCAGGGGATCCGCCTGATCGGCGAACGAGACCGCGGGGAGCGCCGCGTCGGTCGGATCGTTGTAGAGCCCCATCATCTCGAACTGGAGTTTGGGGATCGCGCCGGTTTCCGCCTCGATCGAGAGGGTCCCCCGCGCGCCGGTGACGATGTGACGGACGCCGTCGGCCCGGAAGTCCATCGAAACCGACTCGAAGCCGCTGGAGACTGGCGTGTAAGTGACGGAGGTCCCCGCGACGATCGCCTCGCTGAATCCGCAGGCGCGGAGGATCCGACCGAAGGCGGGCGGGGTGCCGGCGGCCCCGGAGCCGGCCAGCTCGACCGCGAACGAGACGGAGACCATCCGCTGCGAGACGACCTTCTGGGTGTTGCCGAAATAGGGGGTGATGAGCTCGCGATCGACGAGGTCGACCTCGAGGGGCGACACGTCGATCTCGCTGATCTTGAGAGCGTCGCCGCCGGCCGGGTTGCTGTTCGTCCCGTAGGTCGCCTCCAGCTTTGCGAGGAGGACCCTGTTACGCGTCAGTGCCATCGGTGGGGGTCTCGGTTGCGGTGATCGGTTCGGGCTGGAGTTCGGACTCGAGCGTCGGCTCGGTCGACGCTGGTTCCCACGCGCCGGTGGACGGGTTGAGGACGAAGGAACCGCCGACCGTCGGACGCGGCTGCGGCTCGGGAGCTCTTGCCTTGCTCGACATTCGGAGGTCGATCCTCGGGATGCCCACAGGGTAGTGAGCGCGATCCGAGTTCCAACTCAGATCGAGAGATCGGAGGGGGAGGTGCGGTAGCGGACCTTGTAGGTCAACACCGTCCACAACGCGGGCCGATCCGCCTTCTCGAAAGTCGGCTCGACGGCGATCGGCCAGACGTCCATCGCGACGCCGCCGAGGGAGCGATCGGCCATCAACTTCGCGTGGACGTCCCGAACGATCGGATCCGCCAGTTGCTCTGGGACGTGACCGCGCGTGACCACAGCGACGACGAGGGTCAGATTCCAGTCGATCCAACAGTTGCTCGCGGACGGCGCCGACGCCTCGTCGACTCCCGGCTCGACGACGATCGCCGGCGCCTCGGCCCGCTGGAAGGCCTCGATGCGGGACCGGAAGATACGAGTCCCGACGTCCGCGGTGCCGGCCAGGACGGCGTGCGCGGCGGCGAGGATCTGCTCTCGTTTGCTCGTCATCGGGAGTCCCTCAGATCTGGATGGCTTGCGACCGCCAGCGCTCGCTGACGTCGTCGTAAATCAGCAGGATCCCCTCGTCGCGCTGGAGCGTCTTGTTGCCGCCGATGAGGAAGCGATTGCCGGGGAGACTCGCGGTGCTCTCGTTCGGGATCGTGATGTTGGAGGTCCCGACGTTGCAAAGGAACAAGGCCTGGTTGCGGACCGGATTTGGTTCGACCAGCCCGGTGATCGAGACGTTCGTCGAGGACGTGAGGCGGATGAAATTGCACGTCTCGAGCCCGGTCGGGTTGTAGTCGTCGACCGAGGCGGTCAGGGTCGGAGGCGTGATGGAGGAGCTGAACGAGAAGTCCTGGCCGAAAGAAACCGGGCCGAACGTGCCGCGGAGCGGACTGATCTCGCGCCAGTCGCCGGCGTAGCCGTTCGACGGGAGGCCGAGCGACTGATCGCCGGGGAACGTCGTCCCGCTGCTCGTGTGGTTCGTGAGCGCCTTGAAGGCGCGGAGCTCGTCCTCGTACGTCGCGAGGATGAAGTCGCCGATCGCGTACGAGACGCCGCTCGTCCACTCGGCGAAGCTCGAGCGACTGATCGCCGTGTTGTCGACGGTTCCGCCGGAGATCGCGACGCCGCTGATCGCCCCCCCGGTGATCGAGACGTTGTCCGCGTTCTGCGTCGCGATCGTCCCGAGCTCGAGGGTTGCGCGTGCCGCCGCCGCCGTCAGGTCGTCGAGGATCGACCGCGCGAAGGAGGAGAGAGCCGACGTCGCGAAAGCGTCGGAGCCGGTCGCGTAGATCAGTTGATCGGCCGCCGTGGCGAGGTTCGCGAGCGCGGTGAGCGTCGCGTCGAGAGGTTGAGCGTCGACGATCCCGTATCCGCCGAGCGTCGTCGGATTGGCGCCGGAGGTGACTCTCCCGTACGCGTCGGTCGTGACCTGCCGATACGTCCCCGCCGTCCCCGCCGTCGCCAGATCGACGTCGTTCGCGTTGACGACGATCCGACCGGCGTTCCCGACGACGTCGAGGATCAGGCCGGTCTGGGTCAAGCCGGCGCCGGCCCGATCCGGGGTGCTCCCGCTGGTCGCTCTGCCGTAGGCGTCCACCGTCAAGGAGTCGTACGTCCCCGGCGTCACGCCGGACGTCGCGAGGTCGACGTCGTTCGCGTTGACCTGGATCCTCGAGTTGGACGCGCTGTTGACGTTGAGAGTGGTCCCGGAGAACGAGAGCCCCTGGCCGGCGACGATGGTCCCGCCTGTCGCCTCGGCCGGCGCGACCTCCTCCCACTCGACGCCGACCGACTGGCCGCCTGGGAACGTCGTTCCGGTCGAGGAGAAGTCGGAGGCCGCTCGGTAGAGCTTCCACTTGGAGTCGACCGCGACCAGCGCGACGTCGCCGGCCTTGTAGCTGTAGCCGGTCCGCCATCCGCGGATCGTCCCGGAGTCAAGCCGGACGATCGAGGAGGTCGATCCGTCGGTCTCTGCCGTGTAGAGCTTCCCGTCGCGGACGTTGATCGCCAGCATCCCGGCGTCGACGTCGGAGGTCGTGGGGATCTTGCCGGCCACGGCGGACCGGATGTGCCGAATCGGCGTCGCCATGAGGAGTCCTATGTAGGAGCGAGTCGGGCCTCGAGGACGAGGCCCGCGAGGTCAGCGGCTCAGAAGGTGCCGCCGTCGATGTCGAAACCGCTCGTCGCGCCGTCCTCGAGGAACGTCACGAGATCGCTCAGGGCGACTTGGACCATCGTCCCATTGTCGTTGAGGACGAAGCGATCGGGGAGCGCGAGCGTGGTCGCGGTCGCCGCGGTCGAGCCGTCGACGATGTTGAGCTCGGCGGTCGTGACCGTCGCTCCGTCGAGGATCTCGATCTCCTGCTGAGAGAGGAGAGCGAGAGCGGCGGACGCGCCGACCTGCATCCCGGCGAGATTGTCGAGGTCGGCGTCCCAGGCCTGGACGTCGACGCCGATCTGGACGCCGAGGTTGATCCGAGCGTTTGCCGCGTCGACCGCCCCCGTGCCGCCGTCGGCGACCGCCAGGGTGCCGGTGATCGAGGCCGCGCCGAGATCGACGGCGAGCTCGCCGGACTCGAAGACGACGCCGCCGTTCGCCTTGAGGTCGGCGCTGATGACGCCGGCGTTGATGTCGATACCGTCGCCGGCGGTCTGCTGATCCTGCGCCGAGATCGTGATCGTCCCGTCGCCGTTGGTGATCGTGACGCCGGTCCCCTCGACGAGGGTCGCGCGAGCCAGCGAGCCGTCCGCCTTCCCGATCAGGAGCTGGCCGGAGGAGTAGCCGCCGGCGAATCCGGTGCCGCCGTAGGCGACGCCGATCGTCGTGCCCTGCCAGGTGCCGGAGGTCAGGGTGCCGACGCTCGTCAGGCTCGAGCCGGTCACGCCGGAGCCGAGAGAGGACCCGCTGAGGACTTGGACGCCGTTGATGTGGAACGACTCGCCGAGCGCCAGGTCGACGCCGTCGCTGAACGTCCAGAGGCCGGTGCCGAGCAACCAGCGGATCGTCTTGTCGGTCGCGCCCTTGAGGGTGATGCCGCCGCCGTCGGCGGTCGAATCGGTCGGAGTCTCGACGGAACCGAGCTCGAGGTTCTTGTCCGCGACCGTCACCGTGACGGAGTCGACGGTGGTCGTGGTCCCCTGGACCGTCAGGTCTCCGGTGACGGTGAGCGCGCCGGCGACCGTGTGCCCGGAGACCGTCGCGCCGCTGAGGTCGACGGAGCCGGTGAAGGTCTTGGCGCCGGAGACGGTCTGGGAGGTCCCGAGGGTGACGAACGCGCCGGAGCCCGCGATGGCGGGGATGGTGACGGCGTCGCCGGCGCCGTCCGCGCCGCGACCGTAGTAGAGGACGTCGTCGACCTCGTTGTAAGCGAGCTCGGCGTTCTTGAGGCTCGAGGGAGCGCCGGCGAGGCCGCTGCTCCGGCGTTTAATCCGAACGATGTTTGCCACGACGAGGCCGCGAGATCCGTTTCCGTCAGGGTACGGAGCGCGTCAGAAGTTCCCGCCGTTGACGATCTCGAGCACCGTGACGTTCGGTCCGCCGATCCACTGCCCAGTCGTCCCGTCGTAGACGAGCAGGGATCCGTCGACCCGAGCCGAGGCCGCGACGTCCGCCAGGCTCTCGAGGGTGCCGTCGAAGCCCAGGAAGTTGCCGCTGACGTATCCGAGGCCGGACCAGGGGGTCGAACCGTCGCCGGCCTTGAGGCGGTTCGTGTCTTGCTCAAGGCCGAGCTCTCCGTCCAGAAGGATCGGGTTGCTGGCGATCCAGTCGGCGGCGACGGCTCGACGGACGCGGATGTGTTGCCGAGGGATGCCCACCTCAGGGTCCTCCGCCGTCGACCTCGTTGACGTTGACCCAGTTGGTCCCGTTGTTGACGAGGAGGTCCCCGACGTCGGGATCGCTGAGATCGACGTCGGCGAGATCCGCCAAGCCGAAGGAGTTGGTCGGATGACGACCGGGGGCCGCGGTGTCCGGCGCCAGCTTCTCGAGACTGATCTCGCAGAGGACGCCGTCGACGAGGATCCTCGCCTCGCGGACGAGGAAGTTGATCCCGTCAGCGGTCAAAGCGTCGCCGTAGAGGAGCCCTCCGAACTGATCGGCTCGAGCGAGGAGGGTCCACTCGGTCGTGATGACGTATCCGTCTTGGATCAGCCGCTGCGGCTGCTCGAGGAGCCCTTTGCCGGAGACGACGCCGCTCGACACGAGGACTCCGGTGTCCTCGAGCATGAAGTCGACGTCAGTCGGCGGCGGCAGGGGCATCGGAGCTCGGCTCCTCTACGGCGACGGTGGGAAGGACGGCCGAGGGAGCGTCGGCTCCCTCGGGCTTGGGCTTGCGACGCGACCGCTTGGCCGAGGCCTTGGGCGAGGAGGTCTCGACCTCCTCGATCACGACGGGCAAAGGCGCGTCGACGACCTCGGCTCGACGGAGACCCAGCAGTAGCCGAGCCTCGGAGTCGTTGAGCTCGAGTCGCTCTCCGGGCTTTGCCCGCCGCCCTTGCGCGACGCAAGGGCGGATGATCTCGACGAACGGCATCACTCAGGCGTCAAGGGTCAGGGAGTCGCTTCTTGCGCGTAGCTGAAGCTGGCGGGCTGCTTGACCGCGAAGTCGACCGACTGGAGCGCGATCACCCGCACGGTCCCGGAGGTGGAGCCGGCGTAGGGATCCACCATCAGATCGAGACCGCCCCAGAGCGCCATGATCATGGAGCTCCAGTTGCCGAAGAACACGTCCTTGGCGGCGACTTGGTTCGAGACGGTGGTCCGATAGCCGTTCACCTCGCCGTCCTCGAACACGAAGATGGGGTCGGTGCCGGACTTGGGAGTGGTCTTGAGAGCGCCGCGAGTCGCCGCGTTCATCAAGTAGCCGAGGTTGCCGACGGCCGCGTTGGCGGTCGCCACCTCGGTCTCCATCAGCACGAACTCCTCGAAGGTGCCGTAGCCGGTGAGATCGACGGAGGCGATGCCGGCCTGCCCGCTCAGGCCGAGAGGCTGGTTGGAGGAGCCGCTGCCGTAAAGGCCGGCGCGGTCGATCTCCAGACCGAGCACCTCGACGAGGTCGTTCCGGATCATCGACTCGACGTCGATCGAGCTTTGCATCATCAGCTTCCGGCTGTAGTCGACGTAGGCGCCCAGAGTCTTGGGCGACATGTTGACTTGGTCGACGGTCTGCTGAGATTCGGTGGGCGATCCGCCCTCGCCGACCCAGTACGCGGTGCTGGGACCGACTTGCCGGGGGATCGAAATGTCGCCCTGGAGTCCGCTCAGGATCGTCACGCCGAGGCCGGCGAGAGCGAGCTGGTTACGGAGGAGCTCGATGAAGTCCCCAGGACGGAGCACGTCGTCCACGAGGAACCCGCCGTCGCCCGGAGTCCCGGTGTTCAGGTCGGCGCGATACGGCGTCCGCAGGACGTCGTAAGGGACCTGGATCCCGGCGGAGGGACGGCCGGTCTTGGCCTGGGAGGCGCGACTCACCTCGAACTCGAAAGCCGCGGCCTCTTGGAGAGCGCGATCGGTCGGGTTGGCGAGAGCGAGGTAGGCGCGCTGGAAGCTGAAACGCTTGGCCTCGGCCTTGCTCATGCCGATCTCGGCCGCGCCCTCGCTGGCGAGAGCGACGTCCTGGGCCGGCTTGCGAGCGGTGACGCGCTCGAGCACGATCTCGCGAGCTTGATCCACAGTGGCTCCGTCGTCGATAAGTTGTTCGGCCAGGACCTCGCCCACCTCGGAGCGAGCGCACATGGCGCGGATGGTTTTCACGCGAGCGCGCTCATCTTCACGAGCGGCAATGCTCGCGGCCTCGATTGCCGCTTGGTCGGACATGGTCGTTTCGCCTGCTGGTGGGCATGGCGGCAGCGTATCGAGATCGTCTCCCGTTTCAGTCTCGGTCGGAACAACGATCTCCTCCGCCGAGAGGTCCGGCTCGAGGATCTCGAGGAGAGAGTCCCCCGCGGCCTCGTCGTCGTCGTCGTTGTGGCCCTCTAGGCAGACCGACGCCTCGACCAGAGCGGCCGGTATCCGCGCGAAACGGCCCTCGGGGATCGGACGCCGGACGGCGGCCTTGATCTCTCGAGGCTCGGAGACCTCGGTGACGAATCCCGCCATCAAAGCCTCGTCGCCGGTCATCCACGTCTCGTCTCTCATCATCACGGCGACCTCCTCCTCGCTGACGCCGGTCGCGCCGGCGTAGGTCTTGCGATAGGCGGCCGAGATCCGCTCGAGGACGTCGGCCTGCGCGCGCATGTCGGCCGCGTCGCCCATAACTCCGCCCCAGGCCTCGTGGATCATCAGGAAGGCGTTGGTGGGCATGATGCGGACGTCGGCCGCCAGCGGGAAGAGCGAGGCCGCGCTCGCGGCGACGCCCTCGACGACGGCGCGCTTCTTGCCGGGATACCTCGCGAGGAGGTTGTGGATGGCGATGCCTTGGAGCGCGTCCCCGCCGTAAGAGTCGACCGAGATCGTGATCGGCCGGCCGTCGGCCTCCTTCAACGCCCGCGTCACGCCGGCGACGGTGATGTCCCAACCGACCTCGCCGTACAGACCGAGGCGCAGCGCGCCGTCGGTCTCGGAGAGGAGCTGGACGGCGGCCCGCGGCGCGGTGGTCGCCGCGGACGAGGCGGCGGCCGACGATTGCTCGCGGAGCTCCTCGATCCGAGCCGCTTTCGCGTCGGCCCAAGTTTTGCCGGGGTCTCCTCCCCAAGCCGCCCAGGCGACGCGACCGGGCGACGGGTAGCCGTCCTCGCCGGGGTCGAATCCTTCCGCTTGTTTGTCGACCTCGTGTCGAGCGAACCAGGCCCGCATCGTTATGACGGTGTCCGGGCCGATCTCGTCGCCGGAGAGGATCTGTCCCGCGCGAGTGGCCGCGGCCTCCTGGCCTCCTTCGCGGCCCTCAGCCTTCCACGCCCGATACCTCTCCGCCTCCTCTCTCATCCCCTCGGTGGGGGTGAGGTCGATCTCGGTTCCGTTGATGTTCGCCATCGTGCGCGGCGCCCTCGCGATGCCGCGGTCAGGGTACGGAGCCCGTTACGCGTCGTCGGGTCCGTCCCTCGGCGGCGGTTCCTCGGCGAGCTCGCCGGTTGCGGTCCGGTTGGGGACTTGCCCCGGCGCGAGCGTCGCGAAGTCGATCCCGAGCTCCTCGGCGAGTTGCTTCTCGTAGGCGATCTGCGCCCAGGTCGCCTCGAGGTCGTGGCCGTAAATCTCCGCGATTTGCTCGCCGGCGGACTGGAGTCCGAGGTTCCGAGCGATCGCGTAAGCGTTCATCTCCTTCGCCGGGTCGATGAACGACCAAGAGCGGGGGATCCAACGCGGGTGGAGGTAACGATGAGGATCAGCGTAGTAGTCGCCAAACAACTCGATCGGCAAAGCGCCAGAGATCATCGCCGCGTCGAGCCACTCCTCGTAGACGCGTTGATGGAAGATGGCGACGATCTGCCGCTGGAGAGTCCGCCAACCGTCGCGGTCTTGGAGCTCGCTCATCCTCGAGCTCGAGTAGTTGGTGTCGCTGAAATCCTTGGTGAGCCCCGCGTAACTCATCCCGACGCCGGAGGCCATCCGTCGCAGCATCGTCTTGAGGACTTGCGGGTACATCTGATCGTCCGGCCCGAAGGACGGCGGCACCGGGACCTCTCCGGGCAGGAGCTCGATCCACTGGCCGGGAGCGGAGCGGCTGATGATCTCCCCGGTCGACGGATCGGTCTCCGACGCAAGGCTCGAGGAGGAGTCGATCGTCCCCGGCGCGTCCGGTTCCGGCTTTTGGATGAAGCCGAGGGTGTTGTTGACGACCTTCTTGCGCGTCCAATGCGCTTGCTCGTAGTCGTAGATGTGCTGGATCGTCGTCAACACCGGCAGTAGCCAGGGACGCTCCCTCGTCTGCCCGATCTCCTCCGGGATGAAGACGTGGATGAGATCGCGAGCGTCGACGAAGCGGTGCTTCTCGAGATCGGGTCGAGACGTCTCGAACTCGAGGTCGCCGGGGTGTCGCTGGAGGATCGCGTAGCGAGTCCGGCGCCCGGTCCGGTCCTCGTACTCGACGCCCATTCGCCAATGGCGGCCGGGGACGTTGCTCCGCTGGGTGTATTGCTCGTCGAGCTGCTCGACCGAGATCAGCTCGAAGCAGATCGGGATCCGACTGCGGCCGGCCGCCTCTCGCACGATCCGGACCAGGCAGCCGCCGTAGGCGGCGAACGAGGCAGCGATCGCGAGCTCGAACTGATGGAAGGACCGGAGGCCGGCGACGTCGAAGGAATCCGGGGAGCAGAACCGCGACCACTCGAGCTCGAGGATCCGGTTGCGCTCGGGATCGAGCGCGGTCTCTCGCTCGCCCTCGGCCGCCTCCGCCGGGACGGCGCCGCGTAGCGCGATGCCCTGAGGTCCGACGAGGTTGATCTCGAGAGCGCGTTGGATCTGCCGCGCGTAGGGGTTGGAGAGGACTTGCGCCCTCGCCTTGGCGCGCCACTCGCGGATCCCGCCTCGGAGGTAGGAGTCCGGCGAGGCGTAAAGGGATCGCGACTCGCTGAGGAGACGACTGCGGAGGAGATTGGCGCCGGAGTAGCCGCCGGACGCCCGAGGCGGACCAAAGCCGAGGACGCGGCGGATGCCGCCGATTACGCGCGTGCGGAGTCCCATCTCACTCAAACCTCACGAGGATGCGACGGCTCTGTCGCGCTGTGCCGTCGGCTCGACGCTCGGCGGCGACCTTGCTCAGGAGCCGATCGCGCCAGGCGATGAGCTGGGAGAGCATCGGCCGAGTGAAGGTGCGACCGCCGGCCGCGGTGCCGATCGTGTAGGACTGCGCGCCGGTCGACAGCGCGCGGATCGCTTGCTCGACCGCCTCGAGGTCGATCTCCGCCTGGGAGCGAGAGTCGACGGCGGCCGGCGTCCCGGAGAACGCGAGGGAGGCGAGCACCTCCACGCGACCGGCGTCCGTCGTCGCGGAGCCGGCCGGCGTCGTCGCGACCGATTGGTATTGCCAGATCCCGGCGGCCATGCCGGAGGTCGTCGCGGAGGGGATCGCGACCGACCAGACGTCGTCAGCAAAGGCCCCGGAGACGGAGAACCCGGCGCCGGCGACGTTCGTCCGGAACCAGACCGTCAGCCCCGTGGCGTCCGGGGGGACTCGTTCGTCGATCCACTCGACCGCGTCGCCCGCGTAGAACGTTCGAGGGACCATCGACTCGAGCAGGCCGTCGAGCGCAGCGTATCGACGCTCAACTCAGCATCCCGAAGGATCGACGTCGCGCCGCTGAGGGTCGCGCCGCCGGCGGAGAGACGTCCTTGCCTCTCTGACGCTCGAGGTGCTCGGCGAGTTGCTGCCACATCGTCGCCCGGTTGAACCGCCGGTAAGCGAGGTGCAGCATCGCCAGGGAGTAGACGAGGAGGTCGAGCGGTTCGTTGCGCGCGCCGGAAGGCTTGATCCACTCGCGGACGGGGAATCCTTTGACGTGGCGGATCGCCAAACGTTCGGAGGTGAGTCCCTTGAGGAACTCCTCCGTCCCGAGCTCGCCGAAGTGGATGTAGCCCGGACCCGGATCGCTGAACCGCAGCCGCGCGTAGATGGTCGACTTCAACGCGTCGGTCCCGACCATGTAGAGGGTCAGCCCGCGGCGGACCGTCTTGCCCTTGTAGTTGACGTCGATCTTGTTGCCGCGGCCGAGCGGCGGCGCGTTGCGGGTCGAGCTCCCCTTGATCGGCACGACGCCGCTCCCGCGGGTCCGGCAGTAGTGGTAGACCTCGGAGGTGAAGTGGCCGCCGGAGTCGACCGCGAGGTAGGTGAGCCCGAGCGTGCCGCCGCCGGCCGCCGGCCATCGAGTCGTCCGGATCGTGTCGAGCTGTCGCCAGACGTCGTCCTGCGCCGGATCGCCCTCGATCTTCTGGTGCCAAACGAGCCAGAGCTCCTCGCCGAGACCGGCGGCGTAGACCGAGACCTCGAGCCAGGTGTCTTGGACGTCGACCGCGCCAACGAGCAGGACGCCGCCGTCGGGCACGACGCCGGCTTTGTAGGGGTCCGCCATCGAGCGCGCGAGGAGGCCCTCGGCCGAGAGCTTGGCGGCGTATTCGTCCTCGAACGGCTCGCCGAGCGTCGTGTTGACGAAGACCTTGAGCGTCGTCGGGTCGCGCTTGGCCCGGAGGAAGTCCTCGACGATCTCGCGCCAGGACCGCCAACCGAGAGGCGAGTAGAGGGAGGAGAGCTGGAAGCCGGCGGTCTTGCCGTCGCCTTCCGCCGTCGCCACCCAGCGGCCGGCCGGGAGGAACGTCGCTTTGCTCTGCTCCGGCCAACGAGCGCCGCAGGCCTCGCACTCGTATCCGACCGTCTCGGGTCGATCGTCCTCCCATTTCATCTGCTGCCAACGGAGGTGTTGGTAGTGGCCGCACTCCGGGCAGGGGACCTCGTAACGACGCTGATCGGATCGGAGGTATTCCCGCTCGATCCGAGAGAAGTCCTTGATCGTCGGCGTCGACGTCATGAGGATCTTGCGGCGCGCGAAGGTGTTGGTCCGCCGCTCGGCGAGGGTGAGCGGATCGCCCTCTCCCTCGACGTCGAGCGGCCAGGCGTCGAGCTCGTCCGCGAAGACGTACCGACAAGGCATCGAGCGGAGAGCCGTTGCGGAGTTGGCGCCGGTGAGGACGAGGATCCCGCCGGGGAAGTCCTTGGAGAAAAGGGTGTTGCCGGAGTCGCGGGAGCGCGCCGGCGCGATGCGTTCCGCGAGGACCGGCGTCTCGGTCAGCATCGTCTCGAGGCGCTGCCGGCTGAGGCGCTTCGCCATTTCGACCGTCGGTTGGACGGCGAGCAGGGGTCCCGGCGCGTGGTGGATGCAGTAGCCGAGCCAGTTCGACCCGCACTCGGTCTTCCCGAGCTGGGCGCCGAACATCAAGACGACGCGCTGGATCGGACTCGTCGTCGAGAGCTCGTTCATCGGCTCTCGGAGGTAAGGGGTCCGGTCGGTCCGCCAGGGACCCGGCTCGGCCGAGGCCTTGCTGCTGAGCTGCCGGTAGCGATCGGCCCACTCGGAGACGGTGAGCGTCGGTTCGGGTCGGAGGCCGTCGAACCAGTGATCGCGGAACAAGGCCGCGCCCTCGCGGAGCGGAGCGGCGGCGACGGGTCGGAGGACGGAGGAGGTCATTGCTCGAGGAACGTGTCGAGCGCGTCGCGGAGCGCGTTGGAGAGGGAGAGGTGGACGAGCGCCGGCTCGGCGAGCGCCGCGAGCTCGTTGGAGATCCGATCGGGGATGTTCATCAGCGCGTCGCGGAGCCGACGGCCTTGCTCGAAGGCCTCCTTCCGGACGTCGTCAGCGAGGACGCGCGCGCCGGTCTCGCGCTCGAACTCGACGCGAGCGAGGCGAGCCATGTAGGCCTCGCGAATCGCGCGGGAGACGTTTCGGGAGGGGACGTTGGCGAGGCCCGGATCGCTCGAGGCCTCCTCCTCGGCGCGAGGGGGGGGCGACTGGACTCGACCCGGACCGTTGCCGCCGCGGGTCGAGTCGGTTGCGCCGGCCCATTCGAGGTCCGCGATCGCGGGGTCGATGTACCACCGATCGCCGACCTTGCGGGCGGACCTCTCGGTGAGTCGTCCGGTGTTGATCGCCTTGAGGACCGAGGCGTGGGTCTGACCGCGTAGCCCCTGCGACTTCCGGTGATCGGCGTAACCCTGGAGGCTCAGTCCTTCCGCCATCCGCTCGCCGTCATTTGCGGCCTCGATGGCCGGGTTGGATCTCGCCGGGGTGCTCCTCCCGCTGGGTGCGACGTCGCGCCGCCTCGATCTGTTCGATCGCCGCGGAGTAGCAGTCCTTCATGCCGCGGATCGCGTAGTGGACGACGCTGTAGCGATACGCGGAGTCGTCCACCGGCCGCATCGGCGTGACGCCGTGGACGAGCTCGTTGCCGGGGAAAAAGACGACCCATCCGTCCCGACAGGGGAGAGTCACGTCGTACTCCGGGAGGTGGAGTCGACCGCCGCGCATCCCGCGCCGGAGCACCGGCATCCCCGTCCACGTCGGGAAGTTGGCCCGGTCCCGGTGATACGGCAAGGCGGAGGAGAGGTTGATGTTGCCCGACGTCCACAGAGATCCGGGGACCATCCGCCAGTCCTCGTGGACGCGAGAGACGGTCTCGCGGTCCCGCTCCCAAACGGTCGGCGCGACCTCCTTCATAAAGTCGCCGAGGACCGCGGCGACGCGGAGGAGGACGGCGCACTCGTCGGGTTGGTCGACGTGGAGCGACGCGGGCTTGCAGCCCTCGCGGCGAAGGATGACGCTCCGGCCCGCCATGCCGAAGGTCCGGGAGGTGTTGCGCGTCCCCGAGCCCCGAAGGATGGTCGAGAACTTGATCGCGCGGACGGCGGCCCGGTAGACCGCCAGGTCGAAGGGGAGACGGCAGTAGCAGAGGACCGGCTCGCTGGTCTCGCCGTCGAGGAACAAGGTCTCGCCGTCGTGCGTCGGCTCGAGGTCCGGGACCTCCTGGCCGATGTAGACGTCGGCCTCAGTCCGAGAGAGGACGCGGGGTAGCTCGAGGGTCTCCATCAGATCGCCTCCCGGATCAGCTTGGCGACGATCTCGGCGTTGCTCGAGACCTCGTTGCGTTCGCGGAGCTCGCGGAGGATCTCGACCAGCTCGGCGAACTCGTCGAGCGGATACTCGAGCATCAGCGCCTTGGTCGCCTTGTTGCGGTAGCCCTCAAGGAACTCGTTGAAGCTCTGATCCTGACGGACCTCGCCGTCCGTCTCCGGCTCGTTCGCCCCGGCGCCGGCGCCGCGGATCTGAGCGGCGCCGGCCTCCGCCGCCGCGGCCAACGTCTCGACGGGGATGGCCTCCTCCAGCGCGGCCTTGAGGTCGTCGAGCTCCTCGGCGGACCAACCGAGACCGTCGAAGTCCATTCGGAACTCGGCCTCGAGGCGCGCGATCTCGTCCGCCAGGAGTCCGTCGTCCCATCGGGCCATCTCGGCCGTCCGGTTGTCGACGAGGACGTACGCCCGACGCTGCGCCTCGGAGAGGTGATCGAGGGGGATGACCGGGACCTGCGTCATCCCGATCTGGATCGCGGCCTTGAGCCGTCCGTGTCCCGCCAGGATCCCGCTGTCGCCGTCGACGAGGATCGGATTGTTGAAGCCGAGCTCGCGGATCGAGCGCGCGATCGCGTCGATCTGGGACTGGGGATGGAGGCGCGCGTTACGCGCGTAGGGGATCAGCTTGTCGACCGGCCAGAGCTGGATCCGCTCCGCCATTTGCTGCGCGCCCATCTGAGTCCGGACTGGAACCTGATACCGCGAGGCTACAGGCTCCGGAGAAAAGTGTCGGGATCGGCGGCGCGCCCGTTACGGCAGCGGATCGCGCCCGTCGAGATCCTTTGCGGCGCAATAGCTCAAACCATCGCCGGAGCTCGACGCTAGGCAAAAAAAGTGCCTGGAGGCGACC